AGGCTCACGAGCTCCGTCTCATGGAGCGCGCAGCCGACACGATGGAGCAGATCTTCAACCACATCGCCTGCGGCGGCACGCTCTCCGGGCTGTGCGAGGTGTGGCAGGTTCGCTGGTACAAAATCCGAAACTGGATCTACGATGACGACGATCGCAAGCGCCTTCTTATGGAGGCCCGCGCCGCGCGGAAAGAATGGATCGAGGACCAGGTCATCCAGGGCTTACTGAAAACCGGGAAGGCTGACGTTCGAAAACTCTTCAACAAAGACGGCTCGCTGAAAAAACCAACCGATCTCGACGACGACACCGCCGCGGCCGTGAGCTCGTACGAGGACGACGGGAAATCTAAGCGCGTGAAGTTCGCCGACAAACAACGCTCGCTCGAACTTCTCGGGAAAACTAACGCGATGTTCACCGACAAAACCGAGCACTCCGTTGACAAGACTCTCGAGGACCTCGTAGCAGGATCAATGGAAGACAAGAAACCAGACGGCGGTCAGTCGAGCGGGGAATAGGATGTTTTCGGTTGCGAAAAAAATAGGGTGGAAACGCTGGGCTAAGATTTCGGTCGACAGGCTCCTGTGTCGAATCGGGATGCGGCCACGCCAAGCCTACGCGCTGAACCCAATGCGCGGTTACCCCAGGAATCTCCCGTGCTGGTGTGGCTCTCCAGTAAAAGCCAAGCGCTGCTGCCTACCTAAACAAGGTAAGCTCATGTTAGCCTCTGACGCTGTGGTTGCGGCGGAGTACATGAAGCACGTAAACCACGCGATGAAAGAGGGTTGAGAATGGGACCTAAGTCGATTGCAGAGTTGCTAGAAATGGCTGAGGAGCTAAAGAGCGCGGTCGAATATCGCCTCAAGGTAAAGAACGACGAGAGCGAAGAATTCTCGGATGCGATGGAATCGCTTATCAGCGCGATCCAGGATCTCGAAGAACTGGAGGACGAGTGAAAAAATCCGGCAAGAAAAAACCGCCTAAGAAAAAGGGGTACTGAGTGGGCACGCATCATATGCAGATGGCAGCGCTTTTAGCTGGGCTGTCTGATACGACTGGGGTGAGAGCTATCCCTCGTAAACACGGACCGTCACGCGCTGAGCTCGAAAAACTGGAGAAATCCAAGGCCCGGCGCAAAATGCAGAAACTCAGTCGCAAGCGGAATCGCAAATGATCGACCCCGACGTTTCGTTCAACGTGCTCGCGATGTGTCTGAAGTGCAAGCACCGTTGGGTTGGCAATGTGATGCCCGAAACGTCTTTGTTCAAGCTCGAGTGCCCGAAGTGCGGCAAGCAAGACTCGTTCGCGTCGTTCATGCCCGCTGACTACGAGGAGGCCGTGTCGCAACTCTCGGTTCCGCGGGCTCAGATGGAGATGCATTGATGATCGAGCCAGAGCCGCCGCCTAATGAGATTGTTGCGGCCCTAGATCGTATCGCCGAACTGCTCGAGCGAATTGAAGCTAAGCTATTTCCGCAACCCAAAAAATGCGTTCATCGCTTCGGGGCCGACGGCCGCTGTGTCTACTGTATGGATCACGCATTCTAATGACCCCAGCCCAGGAAAAAATCCGCGACTGGCGAAGTGATGTTGCGAAATTCGCGCACGATAACTTCGGATTCGTGCCCGACGCGTGGCAGGCCGAGGTGTTCGAACTATTCGCATCAAACGACTCAGAGAGTCGCCGCATCGCGATGCAGGCCTGCGTGGGTCCAGGTAAGACCGCGGTCCTCGCGATCCTGATTTTAAACTTCATGAGCTGCTACGGGCGGCGCGGCTCGCACCCAAAGGGCGCTTGCGTTTCGATCACCTCTGACAACCTGCGGGATAACCTGTGGGCCGAGATCGCAAAACTCCTGAAGAGATCCGATTTCCTTCAAAGGGCATTCACTCAGAACGCCGACCGCCTCTATTCAAACGATCACCCCGAGACGTGGTTCTTCTCTGCGCGTTCGTTCTCAAAGAAAGCCAACGCAGAGGAACAGGGGCGCACGCTCTCCGGTCTCCACGGCGAATTCATTCTCGTTGTAATGGACGAGACGGGCGACATGCCGACCGCGGTTGGGAAGGCAGCCGATCAAATCTTCGCAAACGAAATTCCTTTCGCGAAAATCATCATGGCCGGGAACCCGAGCTCTACCGCTGGTTTGCTGTACGAGGCGACAGTCAGGAACCGCTCGATGTGGTCGGTTGTTCGAATCACAGGCGACCCTGATGACCCGAAACGCTCACCGCGTATCTCGCTCGCGTGGGCGAAAGAACAGATCGAAAAATACGGCCGCGACAATCCGTGGGTCATGTATTCGATCCTGGGCCTTTTCCCGCCGACCGCGATCAACCAACTCATCGGCCCCGAGGACGTTGAGAAGGCCTGGGCTCGAGCGCCGCGTGCTGCCGACTTCGAATTCGCTCAGCGCCGCTTGGGTTGCGATGTCGCGCTCCAGGGCGACGATCGCACGGTGATTTTCCCGCGGCAGGGTATCATCGCCTATCAGCCCGTCATCCTGCGAACGCAAGACCCTGCCGTTATTGGCGCGCGCCTCATTCGTGCTCATAAGACGTGGGATTCAGACCTCGAGTTCATCGACAACACGGGCGGCTGGGGCTCGGGGGTGGTCAGCCACGTAAAGATGGCGGGCCGCGAAGTCGTCCCGGTTGGGTTCGCAGAGCAGGCCTCTGAGCCAAACTTCTATTTCAACAAGCGGGCCGAGATGTGGTGGCACATGGCGGAGTGGGTGAAAAAGCTCGGCGCGCTCCCGAGAATGAGTGAGCTGATGCAAGAACTCACCGCGCCCACCTACAGCCTGCGGAACGGAAAGATCCTCATTGAACCCAAGGAGATGATTAAAAAGCGTCTCGGGTTCAGCCCCGATGTGGCCGACGCCCTCGCGCTTACGTTCGCGCTCCCCGAGATGCCAAGGAACGCCAAGAAATTTCGCTCTGAAATTACGCCAGGCGAGCTGCCCTCAAATCAGCAGTCAGAAAAATTCCAGGGCGACTATGATCCCATGGAATATATTTGACCCACAGCGTTTAACGAAACGCGTCGTTCGATTTTCCAGCGTGTGAATTGAATTTAGCTCGACTCTGACCGATTCTCCTATTCAGGGAACCGATGAGTACGATCATTCGAAACGCGACTGTCGATGACATCGAATGGCTTTTGCCGCAGCTCCGCGAGTTCTCGAAAATGTGCGGACTCTCTCGCCCCATCGTTGGAAACGACGAGCACTCAAGGCGGTTCCTGGCTGAGAGCATCAATGCGGGCCCGTTCTTCATCGCAGAACGAGACGCTATCAGGCTCGGATTCATAGCTGGTGAGATTCACCAGCATCGCTTCAACCCCGAGCTCAAAATTCTCTCTGAGATGTTTTTCTACGTCGACCCTAAGTTTCGGTTCTCGCGCGCGGGCCTCATGCTGCTCGAGCACTTCAAGCTGCATGGAAAACTCCACGCCGATCTCATCACATTCTCGCTCCTCGACGGGAGCCCCGTGAAAACCGAGTCCCTTATCAAACGAGGATTCAGGCCCATGGAAAACTCTTTCGTTCTCGAGGTTGCCTAATGGTCGTAACATCGGCCATTGCCGGAATTGTGTCAGCTGGAGCTGCAATCGCTGGAGGCGTGGCGACATACAAGGCAGGTAAAGCCACAGCCGCCGCGGCTCGCGAACAAGCTGCTGCCACTCAAGAGGCCACAGCGGCAACCGAAGCGGCCATCGCGAAACAAGACGCCGAAGACGCCCGCCTCGCCGCCGAAGAGAAAAAACGCATCGAAGACGAAAAGACCCGCGGGAATCTCATCGCCGCGCGGGATCTGGCGTCCTCGAGGTTTCGCTCCAGAACGTCAGCGCAGGCTCGAGCCGCCTCAACAATCCTCACGGGTAACGCAGTCGTTTCCCCTGATGTCGCAGCTCCGAACTCAATCCTCGGCGGCGCGAATGCCGGGAAAACTCTCCTCGGAGCCTGACGATGGCGTATTACACGAGCACCGGCTACCAAGACATGCCAAAGCGTCAGGAGCTGGACCTCTTGCGCTCACAGCTCGAAAACGAACGCACGTCATTCGAATCGCACTGGCGAGACATCGCGGATTTCATCGCTCCTCGTCGCCTGCGTCTGACGCTCTCGGATGTGAACCGAGGCGACAAGCGAAACCAAAAGATCATCGACTCCACCGCGACCGCCGCGTCACGCACGCTCTCGGCCGGAATGATGTCGAACATCACGAGCCCTGCGCGTCCGTGGTTCAAGCTCACGACTCCAGACGCGCAGCTGAACTCGGTGCCAGCGGTGAAGTCTTGGCTCGACGATTCTACCGATCGAATGACGACGGTGTTCCTGAAGTCAAACCTCTATAACAAGCTGCCGACTTGCTACGAGGACCTCGGGAATTTCGCAACTGGCTGCATCTTTGTAGAGGAAGATTTCGACGAGGTGCTCAGGACCTACGCGCTGCCCGTCGGCTCCTATTGGTTCTCGGTAGACGAGAAGGGAAAGCCGAACGTCTTCATCCGCGAGTTCCGCATGACGGTGCGGCAGCTCGTAAAGAAGTTCGGTAAGCGTTCAGCCGAAGGTTCAATCGACTGGTCGAACTTCTCCTCGATCGTAAAGTCGTATTGGGAGAATAAAAATTACGAGTTCTGGGTCGACGTTCGACACGTGATTTCTCCGAACTCTGATTTCGACGAGAAAAAACTGGAATCGAAATACAAGCGATTCCAGAGCTGTTACTACGAGATCGGCGCCTGCGGGCAGAACGGTTCGGGCTACGGCGCGTACACAAGCGAGGACCGCGAAAAGTTCCTTCAAGAGAAGGGCTACGATCGCTTCCCCGTCTTGATCCCGCGCTGGAAGGTGACGGGCGAGGATTCGTGGGGCACGGATTGCCCAGGCATGATGGCCTTGGGCGATGTGAAGCAGCTGCAGCACGGCGAGCGAAGGTCGATGCAGGCGATCGACAAACTTGTGCATCCGCAGATGCAAGCGCCTTCATCTGTGGCTACTCAGAAATCGCCATCGCTTCCCGGAGAACTGTCGTACGTTCCGAGTTCCCAAGCCGGGCAGGGCCTTCGCCCAGTCTATGAAATCAACCCTCGGATTCAAGAACTCGAAGGCAAACAGGAACAGGTTCGAGTCAGGATCAAAAAAGCCTACTTCGAAGACCTGTTCTTGATTCTCTCCGAGCTCCGTCGGGACGACATCACGGCGACGCAGGTTCGCGGTATCGAGCAGGAGCGCCTGCTCGTTCTGGGGCCCGTGCTCGAGCAGTTGAATCAGGATCTCCTCGATCCCCTCATCGACATCACGTTCGACTACATGCTGAGGCAGGGGAAGCTCGCCCCTCCTCCGCCCGAGCTCCAGGGCGTCGACCTCAAGATCGAATACATTTCGATCATGGCGCAGGCGCAGAAACTTCTCGGTATTTCTTCCATCGAAAGATTCACTGGATTCGTCACGAACCTTGCGACGGCACTTCCAGAGGTTCTCGATAAACTCGACGCTGACGAGATCGTCGATATCTACGCCGATATTTCGAGCGTGCCTCAGGGCGCGGTTCGTAGCGACGATAAGGTCGCCGAAATCAGAAACCAACGCGCGAGGGCTCAGGCCGCTGCGCAAAAAGCTCAAACCATGGAACAAGCCTCGACGGTTGCTAAAAACCTTTCGAGCGCAAATCTTGAAACGGACAACGCGCTCACGCGCGGAATCAACGACGGGTCGCTGGCTGCGGCTGTCGCAGGAGGATAAAAAATATGGCAACTCTAACTGCGAGTTTTACGGCCACGGGCGCCGGGCAAGCGATCTCGATGAAGCACCTCGAGTACATGGATTATTCCGTGTCCGGGACGTTCGTCGGCACCGTTCAGCTTCAGCGCTCATTTACGAATGGTTCAACTTGGGAAGTCGTACTCTCGGCCACGGGCGCAGTTTCCAACAACCTGAAGGTTGAGAACAAGTCCCAAGGCTCAACGCTCTATCGCTGGGTGTGCTCGGCGTTCACATCGGGCACGATTGTTACGACGCTCTCCGATAACTCGGCGACGGTCCTCTCAACGTGGAAGAACTCCGAGGATCGGGTCGTTGCGCAGATCACCGAGGCGGGGATCTCTGCGCTGTCTTTCTCGCCGATCTCCGGCGCCTCTGCCTCACTCTTCCCTGACGGGACGGTTTCAGCTCCGGGCCTGGCTTTCAGTGCCGACACGAATACGGGTTTCTACCGCATCGGCGCCGATCAGCTTGGCGTGGCCGCAGGCGGAGGCGAGGTCATTCGAGTCGAAACGAGCGGCGCTCGCTTCGGCGCAACTGGAACTATCATTGCCGGTACCGAACGACTCACGGCGCGCCTAACGGACAGCACGGGTGGGGCGGGCTCCCAGACTGCCGGTGGTTTCGAGATACTCTCGAACGGGAACACTCCGGTCACGACCGCTGGAACGTACAGCGGTCTCACCGCGTTCCTCACCAGGACCACGACGGCAGATGTTACCGACACATCGGCCACACTTTCGGCTTTCCGCACGGGAGTCGTGTTTAACCCCAGCGTGGGTACCACGTACACGAATGCGGATTCGGTGGGGGTATCTGGAATTCGCATTGGTGGGCCCGCAAACGGGGGAGCCGGGGCTCTGGCGATCTCGAATTTTAACCTCGCCTACATTTCAACGAACTCCACGAATACGGGCACGAATAAGTACGGCCTGAGGGTCGGAGCTCAGACCGGCGCGACGAACAACTTCGCCATACAAACGAACGCAGGTGTAGTGAGCTTGGGCGACGCGCTTCAGCTCCGAAGCGTCGCGGCCCCTTCGGCGGTTGCGGATACGGTGCAATTCGTCTCAGAGGATCTCTCGGCCGGAAACACGATCCCCTCCATCGTATGCGAAGGCACTGGCGTTGTCGGAGCTGGGATTTCAGATGTTACTGTCACAACCAAAGTCGCAGTGAAGGTAAACGGCACCGTTTACTATCTCCTCGCGACGACTGTCGGAACTTAATTGAAAGGAAGTCATGGAAGCTGGACCGAAACCTAAAGTTACGCATGTTGCTCTCACCGTGGAAGTTGCCCAAGCGATTTACCAGAACCTCGCGCAGCAACCGTATTCGGCTGTCGCTGGGCTCTGTCAGGCGCTCGCCGAAGCGCCTCCGGCAGTGATGAACGCTCCCGTCGTTCCGAAGCTCGCGCCCGTGCAGGCTGAAGGTTCCGCGAAATGAGTCAGAAGTCCCAGACTGACGGAGATAAACGGCGGCAGGAGATCGAAGATCTTCGCGCCGTCGTGGGCTCTCAGAATGGGGCGCGTTTCGTTTGGAAGCTGCTCGGCGAGTGCGGAGTCTTCCGACTCTCGTTTCATCAGAGCGGCTCGCAGACGATGTTCAACGAAGGCATGCGAAACGTGGGGCTCAACCTCATGAAGGATTTGACCGAAGCGTCACCGGAGTTCGTTCCGAATATGATGCTTAAAATGAGCAAGGAGAATTTGTAACCGTGGCCACAGAAACGACCACTCCGCCCGCGCAGGCAACACCGAATGCAGGCGGAAGTGCGACCCAAACCCCTCCCGTAACTCCTCCTCCTGCGGCAGAACCGCCGAAAGATCCGCCTGCGCCAGCTACGGCTGCGACTGGTGCCGATCCTTCGAAGCCTGCCGGAGCAGAGGGCGCTGCGGGAAGCGGCCAACAGAACGAGCCCCCGAAAGAGACGCCGAAGGTCCCAGAAAAATATGACCTGAAGCTCCCGGAAAACTCGATCTTGGATTCTGAGTCCGTCGAACAGGTTGCTGCAATCGCGAAGCAGAACGGCCTGACGAACGAGCAAGCTCAGAAAATCCTCGACGATCAAAGCTCGGCTGTAACGCAAGCGATTGCTGATCGCTCGGCGAAATGGCTGGACCAGTTGAAATCGGACAAGGAACTCGGCCCGCAGCTCTCACGTAAAGTCGAGCTGGCGAGTCGTGTTGTGAACCGATTCGGCTCGGAAGAACTCAAAAACGAACTGAATCGGAGCGGATTCGGGAATCATCCCGAACTCGTTCGGATTCTCTCGCGCATCGGAGAGGCGATGGCCGAGGATACGCTCATCAACCCCGCTGGGGTTCCGAAGGATCGTAAGCCCACGGCCGAAGTCTTCTACGGAGCGCCAAAACAATAACAAGGAGAGAAAATGGCTACCATTAGCTCGAACGTCCTTACGCTCGCCGACTGGGCGAAGCGCCGGGACCCGGATTCCAAAGCGGCTCGCATCGTTGAGATGCTCAGCCAAGACAACGCAGTACTCGACGACATGCCCTGGAAAGAGTGCAACATGACGGCTTCGCACCGTACGACGATTCGTACGGGTCTGCCCGATGTTGCGTGGCGCCAGCTCAACCAAGGTGTTCAGCCTTCGAAGAGCCGCACGGCGCAGGTCGATGAAGGAACGGGCATGCTCGAAGCCTGGTCGGAAGTCGACTGTGAACTCGCCAAGCTCGAAAGCGATCAGGCGGCCTTCCGTCTGTCGGAAGCCTCGGCTTTCATCGAAGCCATGGGCCAAGAACACGCCTCGACTCTGTTCTACGGTAACTCGTCGGTGTCGCCTGAAGAGTTCACGGGTCTGTCGATCCGCTACTCCTCGCTCGCTGCCGCTAACGCCCAGAACATCATCGACGGCGGCGGTTCGGGTTCGGACAACGCGTCGATCTGGCTCGTCGGTTGGGGTGAGCAAACCGTCCACGGTATCTACCCCAAAGGA